CAAGGCGCTTCTTGCGGCAGGTGACGCCTCAGGCAGTGCGGCGACCAGCGTTGCCGCCATAGACACACTGTTCAAGGGGCTGGACGACAGCAGCAGCCCGGTCGACGACCTCGCGACGGCGTTCAAGCGGCTCACCGACAAGTCTGCGCTGGACACGTTCAGCGACAGCGTCGACGGCATGTTCGGCGCCATCAACGGTGGGACGCAGTCCGCTGCGGTGTTCACCAACATCGGCACCGCACTGGGCAAGATGGTCACGGACGGCAAACCAGGCCAAGCCTCCGCCCTGTTTGACGCGATGGCCAAGAAGCTGGGCCTGACCGGTGCTGAGACCGCGAAGCTGATGAAGCTGATGCCCGCCTACGGTGAGGCTCTGGCTGGTGCTGCCAATGACGCTAAGGGCGCGGCTGGCGGTGCTGCCACTCTTACCGCAGAGCAGCAGGATCTCGCCACCGCGACGACCGCGACTAAGGAAGCGCTCGACAAGGAGATCCAGTCCTTGCAGGACGCGGGCCTTGTGGTTCTGTCCACCCGGTCAGCTACCCGTGACTTCATTCAGGCGCAGGTTGATGCGACGGCGGCGATCACCAAGAACGGCACCACCCTGGACATCAACACCCAGAAGGGCCGCGACAACCAGGGCGCCCTTGACAACGTTGCCAGCTCCGCGCTGAACCTTGCCAAGAGCGTCTACGCCGAGACAGGGTCCGAGGACAAGATGCGGGCCTCACTGATCGCGTCTCGCGGGTCACTGGTGGCGACCGCGATGAAGTTCGGGATGACCAAGGCTGAGGCGAACAAGTACGCGGACAGCATCCTGAAGATCCCGGTACACAAGATGACCAAGGTGGAGCTCGACAAGGCTGCCGCTGAGGCGAAAGCCAGGGCGCTGCAGGCGCAGATCAACGCGATCCGGCAGGGCAAGGTCCCCGGGATTAACGCCAACACCCAGGCGGGCAGAGACAAGATCGCGGCACTGCAGCGGCAGATCGACGTGTTGCACGGCAAGTCCGTCACCATCGAGGTCGCCACTTTCAACACGGTCACGAACAGCCTCATCAACCGGCCACCAACATCGGGACCGGTCAAGCCAGGCGGCGCTACCGGTGGGTTCGTTGTTGGTCCTGGCACCGGGACCAGCGACAGCATCGACGCGCGCCTCAGCAAGGGCGAGTACGTGGTCAAAGCTGCTGCGGTGTCCAAGTACGGCGCGGCCACGTTTGACGCGTACAACGCGATGCGGTTCTCCGCCGGCGGGCAGGTCGGGCCTACCTCACAGCCGTCGGCTGGTCCGGTCGTCGACATGGGGGGAGTCCGCGCAGACCTCGCCGAGCAAACCCTGATCCTGCGGACCCTCATCCCCGGATTCGGCACCGCATTGGACCGGCAGGTCCGCACCATCCAGACCATGCAACGGCAGAACTGATGGCGACCATCAACGTCGTATTCGACGGCGCGATCCTGTGCGACGTCACCAACCCAGGGGTGACCGTCCACGCGTCGTACCCGAAGGATGAGAGGAAAGCGCACCTTGACGGCGAGTTCCGCACCTACGCAGCTGGCCGGGTCCGCATCATCACCACGGCAACGGACACCCGGACGCACCCGATCACGTTGCAGTGGTTGACCCCCGCGCAGGTGGCTCTGTTGGACGGGTGGCGCGGCCGGTTACTGCTGCTGCGCACCGACGACGGACGGAGGGTCTTCGGGTCCTTCCTCGATTGTGACCCGGAGTACGTCCTTGCTAATGGCGTGCGGTGCGCGATCCTACCTTTGGTTTTTACCGAGCTCACCTATGACGAGTCGGTCTGATGCAGCCGCTGACCACCGCTCCCCGCACCGGCTACACCGACGCGCAGGTCACGGCGCTGTTGGTGGCCACCGACCTCGAGGTCGACTTCGGTGTGGAGCTCCTGGACCAGGACCTGACGCTGGTCGAAGACATCAGCGCGGACTGCTCCGGCTGGATCGTGAAGCGTGACAATCTCGCCAACGTCCACGGCACCCTCGAGAACCTGACGATCTCCCGGGCGCTCGCATGGGGTTATGACCGGGTCCGCCCGTTCCAGCTGCTGTCGAGCCCGTCCGCGGGTCTGGACGGCGTCCGCTGGAACGAGGGTGTCTATCTGATGACCACGCCGGACACTGCACTCGGTGAGACCCCGCAGTCATGGGTGGTTAGCGGGTTCGACCAGTTGTACCTGCTGCAGGACTGCATCGGGGACAGTTACTCGGTGGCCGCGGGCGCGAACGTACTGGCCGCTGTCCGGGCGGTGTTCGTGGCGGCCGGGATCGTCTCGCCTGTGCTGCTCGACTCGTCGGGTTCGGCCAAGACGCTGGCGACGGCGATGGTATGGGTGCAGGACTCATCGAACGCACCGACGTGGATCAAGGTCGCCAACGAACTCCTGGCTGCGATCGGTTACCGGGGGTTGTGGTGCGACCAAGACGGTGCGTTCCGCAGTGGCCCATACGTGCAGCCGGAGAACCGACCCAGCGAGTGGACGTTCGCCGTGGGTGACCTCAAGGTGGGCATGGTCGCCGAGGATCGGAAGGTCACCAACGACGTGTGGGGTGTGCCGAACTGGATGCGGTTCGTCCGCAACCAGGACACCCCGCCGACCGAGGGCGCGGGCAGGTACACAAAGACCAACCCGTCCACCGGGCCGGCATCCATCGCCTCGGTGGGAATCAGACGCGCGCCACCGGTCTATCTTGACGCGGTGTCGCAGGCTGACCTGATTGTGCAGGGTGACCGGTTGTTCGCCGCAGCCACCCGGGTAACAGAGGTCATCACGACCAAAGTGTCGCCATTTCCTGCCGCTTGGCACTCCGACCGGGTGACCTATACCGACGACGCGCTGGGTCTGCCTCGTCAGGCGCAGTGTCGGTCCTGGTCGCTGCCCTCGGACGGCAGTGATGGCGACTATGTATTGGAGACGGTCTCGTGAGCGAGTACGGCGTCATCGACACTGCGTCGCCTCTGACGGTGCGCCTCGACAGCGGGGACGCGGTTCTGCCCGCGAAGTGTCTCGCCACCTACACCCCTGTTGCTGATGACCGGGTCGCCGTGGTCCGTCTCGGCGCGGGTCTGCTCGTCCTGGGAAAGGTTCTGCCCTGATGCCGGACGAAGCCGACGTTGCCGCCAGCGGCCCCGACCTCGAGGTGGTCGTGGACGGCGTGACCAGTCCCGCGGTGACGATCGAGGGCGCCGCCTACCAGCCAACCGAGGGAGACCGTGTCGTGACCATCCCCCTGTCTGATGGAACCCGGCTTGTCCTTGGCCCGACCCAATGACCGTCACGACGTTCTCCAGCCCCGGACAGTCCTCCTACCCGGTGCCTGCCGGGGTCACCTACATCACCGTCGACGCGTCCGGCGCTGCCGGTAGCGGTGCCCGCCCGGGCCTGGGCGACCGCACAGTCGGGAAGCTGATCGTGGCCCCCGGCACCGAGGTCGTCGTTGTCGTCGGTGAGTGCAACGGCAGCATCGTCGCAGCGATAGGCGGCGGGGCATCCGGCGCGAACCCTGGCGGGTGGTCTGGTGGTGGCGCGTCCGATGTTCGTGTTGGCGGGTTCGACCTGGGCAGCCGCAAGATTGTCGCCGCGGGTGGGGGCGGCACCGGTGGTGGTGTCGACGGCGGCCACGGCGGGTACGGCGGTGGCGCGTTCGGTGGCGGAGGGTCTGCAGCCAAGGGCAACGCCGGCGGTGCCGCAGGCACACAGACCGTGGGCGACCTCGGGTCTGGCACACCAGGCAAAGCAGGTGTCTCCGGCGGCCCCGGCGGCGGCGGCGGCGGCGGCGGCTATCGCGGCGGGGCTGGCGGGTTCGGCGGTGTCGGGGCTGCGACCACAGGTGCCGGCGGTGGCGGTGGCGGGTCGGGGTTCCTCGACCACAGTGTCATCGACGGTGCCATGTACCCCGGGGTCCGCTCCGGCAACGGCGTCGTCATCATCACCGCGGTCTCCGTCCCACCCCTGGCACCTACCATCCTTAGCCCGGCCAGCGGCGGGTTCATCATCAGCCCCGAAGCCAACGACATCACCTGGCGGCACAACCAGGTCGACCTCGGCGGGTACCAGACCAAGGCCGACCTGAGGTACAAGATCAGCGGCGGCGCCTGGGTCGAGGTCCTGAACTGTGCGACCAC